ACTGGTTCGCCCTTATACTAACGATATATGTGCTCATTGGAGATTCAAAACTCCTGATGAAGCCGTAAAATCATCTAACAAAATCTTTTCCATGTACCTAGATTATAGGGATGAGAAGGATTTTATTGGCATGGATATGTGCCGTAAATTCTTAGAGATGGGATTTACTAGATCAAGAAGATATGCTAATCACAACTCAGGTAGAAAATATAAGAAAGGAACAAGAGAAGTTCTTCCTCAAGAAGAAGATCATATGACCAGTAAGTATGCAGAGTCAGCGAGAATATTTAAAAACGTAAGAGACATTGTTGCAAAAAATGATACTTATGTTAAAATGAGGAAGAACTGGAGAGCATCCGAATGAACAACACAGATTTTTCTCGCATCGCTGAATCTTTAGAGAGAATAGCAAATGCGCTTGAACACTTCAATATAGAACATGCTCACATAGATGAGATAGATCGCAACCATGTTGAAGGTGATGTAAACACTCACGCTAAAACTTGGTAATGAATATCTTTGTAACAGATCCATCACCCTATGTTTCTGCTCAGGTCTTACCTGACAAACATATTGTCAAGATGCCATTAGAAACATGTCAAATGCTTTCTATTGTGTGTTCTGAGAAATGGGGTCATGGATATGGTGAGATACATCGTATCAATGGTGAACCATACAAGACAGATAAAGGTGCATTTCGTAACCACCCTTGTACTATCTGGGCAAATCAATCACTCATCAATACATGGTGGTTAGTTGCTCATGGTATTGGGTTGTGTCAGGAATACACTCACAGATATGGTAAGGTTCATAGTTGCCAAAAAACTATAGAAGAAGCAAAAAGTATCATACCTTTTGGTTATCAAAATACACCAGAATCATTTACCTTTGCAGGTCCTGATGAGTTCAAGTATGATACAAGTATCGATATCTTTACTCGATATAAAAGATACATTGCATCTAAACCTTGGGCTTCAACGAATTATCTTCGTGACCCATCTAGAAAACCACACTGGTTATGACTCATACCCAAACAAGTAACTTGCCATATGACAGGCATTGTTATAGAATGGTGTATAAAGATTGGTCAGTTAATCTAGAAACATATGATGAGGTTAAGAAGTTATGGTCTACTGAACTATCTCATAATCTAGACCCGATGCCTGTGGTTGAAGTTATTGACAAACCAAAGACTAAGAAAAAGTCAAAAGGATTTTAATTATGAAAACAAAAGAAGAACTTGCGATAGAGTATTGCGAATACACTGTCAGTAAGATGGATGATGAAACTATAAGGAGGATTGCTGTTATCAATCTCCTTGCTAACATAGATCAACAAACCGAGTTGGCAACTTGGGAAGATTATGTAGCACAGATGAAAGGTTTACATAAGGCCGAAGATCTGTTAGAGTTAATAAAACCATCCATGATACTGAGGACAAAGAATGAGGGATGAATTTATTTGGGTAGAGAAGTATCGTCCTAAAAAGATTAAAGATTGTATTCTTCCAGAAGGAATCAAAAAGACATTTAGTGAATTTTTACAACAAGGATTTATTCCTAATCTTTTGTTGTCAGGTCCGCCTGGTATTGGAAAGACTACAGTTGCAAAAGCATTATGTGAAGAACTAGGATGTGATTACTATGTAATCAATGGATCGGATGAAGGTAGATTTTTAGACACAGTAAGGAATCAAGCCAAGAACTTTGCTTCTACTGTTTCTCTCATGGATACTGACTCAAAACATAAGGTTATTATTATTGATGAGGCAGATAATACAACTCATGATGTACAACTTTTACTGAGAGCAAATATAGAAGCGTTCTATAAGAATTGTAGATTTATATTTACCTGTAATTACAAGAATAGAATCATAGAACCTCTACACTCTAGGTGTTCTGTGATAGAATTTTCTGTTATATCAGAATACAAAGATGAGATCATGGCTGCTTTCTTTGAGAGAGTTTTAAATATATTAGATGGTGAGAAGGTAACATATGATAAGAAAGTAATTGCACAACTTATTAAGAAACATTTTCCCGATTGGAGAAGAGTTCTTAATGAGTTGCAACGACATGCTGTTGGCGGTAATATCGATTCATCTATACTTGTTAACTTCTCACAGGTAAACATTGATGATCTTCTTAAGTTTTTAAAACAAAAGAACTTTGAAAATGTTCGTAAATGGACTGTCAATAATTTAGATCAAGATGCACAAGTTTTGATACGTCGTATATACGATTCTCTTTATGATTCCCTAGATGGTCAATCTAGGGCTCAAGCAGTTTTGGTTGCTGCTAAGTATCAATATCAATCAACGCATGTTGCAGACCAAGAAATAAATCTCTTGGCATTTTTAACTGAAATTATGGTGGAGTGTGAATTCAAATGAGCAAAACAACTAAACTAAGAGCACAAGTAAAGAGTAGATTTTATTATCTATTCTGGGGTGTAGCAACTTTATCTGTAGTTGCTGGACAAGTATATGTTGCAAATGGTTTTCGTAGAATGGCGGAATCAAATGATGCAATATCTGCTGACATCAATCTTCTAGTAGAATCAGTGATGTTTGCAGTTCCTCAACAACAGGAATTTTATTATGAACAAGATCCAATGGTCATACAATGATTCTAAGTCCTGATAAAGCATCTATATTTGCAGATGAGTTCATAGATTATTTCTCAAATACAGGTAGAATTGATGAATATCTCGTTAAGGTAAAGTTAGATAGATTATCTAAACTACCCTCTGCATTGCCTGGAATGGGGCCTGAGGAGGATTTGTTTACTAAGTTTGATATGCACCCTAGCGACATGAAGATTAAAGTCAAACCTGTACAGGGTAAGGCTTTGAATGACATGTATAGTAGTAGGTTGCAGATAACTATGTCACATGTATTTGAAGATTCTATTCCAGGCAAATCTATGAAATGGATGGTCTTTGAAGAGAATACAGATAAGATCATTGGATTCATAAGGTTCGGTTCTCCCACCATAAATTCCAAACCTAGAAATGATTGGTTGGGAACCGTACCTGATTTGGGTCGGTTTAATCGCCATGCAATCATGGGATTTATTATTGTTCCTACTCAACCGTTCGGTTTCAACTACCTCGGTGGTAAACTTTTGGCTATGTTGTGTTGTTCTCATGAGGCTAGAGAACAGTTAAACGCAAAGTATGATGCAAATATCTGTCTATTTGAAACCACATCTTTGTATGGTTCTACTAAATCATCATCACAGTATGATGGACTCAAGCCATACATGAGATATAAAGGACTAACTGATAGTGATTTTACTCCTTTATTGCATGATGAAGTATTTCAGAGACTTAATACTGAGTTCACTAGATTAAACAATGACAAATGTATAGTCAAGGAAGACGCTTCTAGTAGAAAATTGAAGATACAATCCAAGATGATTTCATTGATAAAGAAACACTTGGAAGATGCAGATAAACTAACTGAGTTTAACAATGCTATCCTATCTGCAAAGAATCTTACACAACAAAAAAGATTCTACATGTCAACATATGGTTTTAAAAATTCTAGGGAAGTTATTCTTGGAGAGCAAGAGACTTTGGAGAAGGCCGACAACTATGATAGATTTTCTATAAATCAAATTGTCTCATGGTGGAGGAAGAAAGCTTCTCGTAGATATGAGAATCTTATAGAAGAGGGTCGATTGAGAACAGAACAAGAAATATTTGAGAAAGATACATTACCAAAATTTGATATTATAAGATGACTGAATTGAAAGATTGGTTGAACTCTATCAACCAAACGAAGGAGGATCTTACTCTTGAAGATCCCACAGCGATCAAAAAATATCCTCCTTTCATCATTAACAAATGCTTATCTTCGCATTATGATTGCATTATGTTTGTTAATGAGATGAACATAAACCACCACCTAGACAAGGATCTTCAATATCAATTTTATCTAAATAGTCTTAGGAGAAAGAAAAGATTCTCTCCTTGGCTCAGAAAAGATAAGATTAAGAACCTAGATGTTGTCAAAAAATACTATGGTTATAGTAATGAAAAGGCACTTCAAGCGTTAAGAGTCTTAACCAGAGAGCAGTTGAACTACATTAAAAAACGGATTGACGTTGGAGGTACAGCATGAGTGGGTTTACAGAACCTGAGATTGCTTGGTCACAGGACCAGATGATTGAAGTAACATTGAATGAACCAGATGATTTCTTGAAAGTGAGAGAGACGCTGACTCGTATCGGTGTGGCTTCAAGAAAAGAAAAAAAGATTTATCAATCGTGCCATATACTGCACAAACAAGGAAGATATTATATCGTACATTTCAAAGAATTATTCGCATTAGATGGAAAGTCTGCTAATCTTTCGATCAATGATGTTCAACGTCGTAATAGAATCATTACTCTCTTATCAGATTGGGGATTGATTACTATTATCAGACCAGAACAGATACAGGATGTGGCTCCTCTAAATCAAATCAAGGTCTTATCATACAAAGATAAAGGAGATTGGACTCTTGAGACCAAGTATAATATAGGTAAGAAGAAAAAAGTAGTTCAATCATCTCAAAGCACGTTTGTAAAATCAGGAGAATGACGGTTATTACCAAGTGATGAGAGGGTTTACATAACCCTCTTTTTTTATGCTTGTTGTATAATTAGTAGTGTACGCCGAAAGGGTACATAATCAAACTCGCTTTACAAGGAGACAACATGGCTAACATACAAAGATATCATACTCAGGATCTAGGAACCTTAGTAGATAAGATCATGAAGAACAGCGTCGGTATGGACGATTACTTCAATCAGTTCTTCAATTTTGATTCTACATCAAACTACCCACCATATAATCTTGTACAACTCAACAATGTAGATTCTAGACTAGAGATTGCACTCGCTGGCTTTAAAAAAGATGAAGTCAAGGTCTATACAGAATACGGTAAGATTATCGTAGAGGGTAACAAAGAAAGTAAAGAAGAAGGATCTGAGTACTTACACAGAGGCTTGGCTCAGAGATCTTTCCAGAGAGTCTGGGCATTGTCAGAAGACATTACGGTGAAGGATGTAAATTTTGCGGATGGACTTCTCACAATTAAACTGGGCAAAGTGATACCAGAACATCACGCAAGAAAGGATTATCTATAGATTTTATTAAAAAAATCAAAGGGGGTTGACAAACCCTCTTTTTTTGTCTTAAAATATAAGAATGATTGATTTCTTATTTCCTACCACGTTATATCATACAGATTTAGATACTCCTGATGATATTCATGAAGGTATGGTAAATTACATTGATAGATTTTATAATAAAAATATAGAACATCTTGGATTTGCTCCTAGTTTTACTGGAGAGATACTAGGTGATTCTCAGATATCAGCAGAACCAGAGTTCTCATGGGTCACAAAACAGATATCAATACATCTTGAAAAATACATAGAGGAGATAGGCGCAACACTAAAACCAACAGACATACATCCAGGCTCAGACATATATGTTCCCCAATCATGGCCAATAGTATGCGTAAATGGAGGGGGTGTTGGGTATCATAATCACTGTCAATCACATTTTAGTGCAGTTTTTTATGTGAGAGCAGAGAAAGATAATCCTACAGGGCAACTAGCAGTCTATGCACCAGAACCAAACACTTTATCTGGACTACCTATATTTCATCATAAACCAACATACGGAAGTAGTAGGACAAAAAAATATAATGCCGTTCAAAATAGACTAATAATATTTCCGTCCACTTTGCATCATGAGGTATTACCTTACAGTGGTATTACTAATAGATATTCTATATCATATGATATTTTGATCACAACTAGAAAAGAAGCGGGTAATTTTTGTTTAGTAAATCCAAGAAGATGGGTAAAAATTTAGGGGTTGACAACTATCAATACATATGATATATTATAAATGTGCCTGATCAGCACATTGGGAGTGACTGAATAAACTTACTGGCATATAGCTGGTTAAGGTGATGCGACAGAGGTGGTGCTCGCTGCTGGGAAC